CGGGATTATTTTCAATCGGGCTAACCCGGATATCTTCAATCATTACTCCCGCAACGCTTTGGATATCAACGCCGTCAAAGATAATCATTGTTGCCATCCGCTCCTTTGTAGTGACCGGTAACTGTTTGCCTGCTGTTTGGAGATAACCGAACCGACAACCCGCCCGTCAAGGTAAACATCTCCGCCGGGTTTTACGTTATCCCGCATAACGTCCCCCAGAGCCGAATAATCAACATTCTGGGAAGCGGCACCGCCGTTTTTGAACCTCTGCCAAATCCGGTTTTCCTCTGCCGTCAGGATTCCTTCACCCTCATGCAGTTCGGCAAGGTATCCGTTGAACGGGACGTAATCAAGACCGGTTGCGTGGCTTCCGTTCAAAGTGAAGTTGATAGAGCCAAATGTGCCAAGGTTTATACTGACACCAAACGTGTTTAGCCGGTTCAGATCATCAATAATCGTCTGAACCGCCGCCGCAACTTGACCCTCATTTTCATTCAGACCGGAAGCAAGACCGCCGACCAAATCAGCCATTGCGCTGGATGCTTCCTCACCAAGGAACATTTCCCCAACGGCTTCTTTGGCTTTATCAACCATAGCCTGATAGGTTTCGTCAACGGCAAGTTTCTGCTCCGTTAATCCGTCAGTGAACTCCTTCTTTTTGCTCTGAACGTCCGAATATAGTTTATTCAGCTTTTCGATATCCTCTTTAGATTGACCGCTGTTTACAAGGCTGTTCAAATATTCTGCCGATTCTGCGGAACCGTCCGAAAGGGAAGCCATAAGGTCATTTGAATATCCCAACTCCCTGGCCTTCTCAAGGTTGTCGAGATATTCTTGCATATAGTCAATCTGACTTTGGAGTCCAGCCGCCATCGTTTCCGGCTGGTATTTTTCCATACTTTGATTGAGTTCGTTCTGAGCGTTCCGGACGTTTACAAGTGCTTCATACGCCTGCTTTTCCGCATCGGTTAGCTTGCCGCCTGCGTCAACGTATTCCTGCATCTTCCGCAGAGCAGTGTTATCGCTGCCCCACTTCTGCCAAACGTCAGTATACTTGTTAAGGGCTTCCGCTTCCTGTGCCGCCAGTTCGTTGCTCTTTGTCCGGAACTCATCCCCGGCTTTATGGACGGAATCAAACCCGCTGATAACACTATTGACCGCCTGCGCCGTGGCATCATGTACGCTCTGAGCGTAATCTGTCATAGCTTTTATAGCTTCCTGTACGGTTGCAACGGATTGTTTCCACGCATCGGAAGTATCTTTAGCGGCATTTTTGTTTGCATCTGATGCCCGCTGAACGGTTGCAATCGTTTCCCCGGTTATTTCTTCCGTTGCTTTCAGTTCGTCAGCCAGCAGGGCTTCCGCATCAGCAAGGTCGTTTGCGCTTTGTTTCGCTTTTTTGTTTGCTTCCTCGGATTCGGTTATAAGACGGTTATAATTCTCGAAAGCCTCATCAACTTCAGCGTTATTGAACTCGCCGGATTCATACTTGACTTTTGCTTCACCTGTGAACCTGTCCCATATTCTGCCATCAGAAAACGTCGTGCCGTACTGTTCAGCAAGTTTCTTTGCTTCACGTTCTGCCGCAAGCTGTCTTGCCCTGGCGGTAATCTGAATACCGGCCTGTTCGCCCTTTGCCCGTGCTACGGCTTCGGCTTTTGCGTAATACTCAGCCCAATAAACCTTGTTTTCCTCAACCCGTTTCCATTCGTCAAGGTTCTTTTGCAGGGCATCCGTGCCGCCGTTGATTGCACCGGTTTCTGAATCAATCTGGCCGGTCAGGGAAGGAATGGTAGAAGTTAACTGCTTCGTTGCTTCCTTCCATTTGTTGTACTGAAGCACAACATACTCAACATCCAGACCCAGACCGGCGATATATTCCTCGATATTCCCGCCGTTCTTTTCAATCTCTCCGAGATCGCCAAACAGACTTGACAAGGAAATCGTGCTGCCGTCCTGCAATGTGACGGTTTCCTGCTCAATCTCCTTGAGAATCTTAATCAGGTCGGATGCCGTTTCATACGTTTTTTGAATATCAGCCAATTTCTGCTCTGCATCGACTTCGATCTCGTTAAATTCATCGATGACGGTTTTTTCAGGCATCATGTCGGCGGCGATCTTTGCGAGAAACTCAGCGACACCGGCGGTGGCGTTCGCAAACGGGTCAATGATCAGCTTGCCGACAGACGTTTTGATGGATTCAAGCGAACTCTGAATCCTGCGCTGTGCGTTCGCAAACCCGTCAGAGGTCTTTTCGAAGTCGCCCTGTGCGTCAGCGGTCGCCTGCATGATGTACTGATACCGGAGCATGGTCTGTTCGCCCTGGCTCATCTCGGAGAAGGTTTTTTCAAGCCCTTGTGCCAGCGCAAACGCTTCGAGGTTCGCAACAGACATATTGATGCCGAGTTGCTTCAGCGGTTCCGTTTCGCCGGATATCCCGGAACGAATCTTCTGAAAGGCCGTTTCAAAATCCAGATTGTAGAAGGATGCCATGTCAGCCGCTAACCCGGCAAGGTCGGTTGACATACTGGTTATTTCTTTTCCGGCCAGCCCGGAAGATTTCATCATCGCACCGAGCGTGGAAGTAAACCGCTTTGCCATTGTTTCGGTTAAACCGAACTTTTCCCCGGCCTTCTGTGACCAGTTGTCAATCACCCGTGCGTCATCACCAAACACAGTATCAACAACGTTTTGCACCTCGGCAAGATCGGAAGCGGCTCCAATGGCTTCCCGCCCGAACTTGACCACTGCCGCACCGATGGCAGTAATGGCACCGGCAGCAACGGTTTTCCAGTTCAGAAAGGATTTCCCGGCTTTGTCCATGGAATCATCGACAGCCTGATCCCACTTCCTGCTTTCCTGCTGAATGTTCCCCGTTACCTGCTTCACGGTTTGGTTAACGTTCTTAGGATCGCCTTTTATTTCAAATACAACCTGACCGTCAGCCATCCTGTTCACTTCCTTTGGCAATAATTCCCATAAGCCCGGAGAACACCTTGGCAACGTCCTCCTGATACTTCTTGGCCTGTTCCTTTTCGGATAGGTGAATAGCAACGTCCGCTTTCGCTTTCATTAGCCATTTCCTTTCTTCCGCATTCCACTTTGTCGGGGCTGGCATCGGTCTAACCCGGATGCCTACAACCTCCGCATAACGGCTCCCCTCCGGAATAGCGTTCAGCAGTTCGGAAAACTCTATCCAATGGAGCCTGTCCCGGTAAAGGTCTATCCCGTAAGCCTGACGGAACGCCGCCCGAATCATCCCTGCATCCTGCACGAAATCCGTGACCTTCTGTGCGTCCTTTTTCGGCTTTTCTTGGAACAATAGACCTTTTACCGCTTCCAGTACCTTCGGCACGTTTTTTGGCTTGTTTGTAAGGCATTTAATGGCATTATATGCCCGTGCTTCCGGCATAATATCGTCCCGGTCTAATTCATCCATCATCCTCAGGACGTTCCTGAAATCGAAATCCAGTTTATAAAACCTCCCGTCAACCGTTACGCCGTTCGGGAGGGTATCCTGCAACTTCATTTTGCCTTCTGCGCTTTCGTGATCTTCTTACCAAGCCGCCCACGGAAATACATTCCGCAAGCGGTAATCACTGCCAGAGAATCCCCGCCGTAAAAGGTCATCAGCCGCTTTCCCTGATCCTCTCCAAAGATAGTATCAGCGAACAACCGTGCGGCTTCCTTCCGCTCCGCATCCGGGGTTTCCTCTGTTACGTTGCTCAGACGGTCATACACCCGCTTTAATCCTGTTACAAGCCCTGTTCCGTCCGCTCTGACGGCCAGGGTAATAGTTTTATCCACATTCCGAAAAGTCACCTTATCTGATACCGGAAACGGGTTTATTTCATGATTAAACATTTTCGACCTTCCTTTCAGAAAAAGGGCGGGGATAAAATACCCCCGCCCCGGTTAATTGATTTGTCAGGTAACGTCCGTTACCGTGGGCTTTCCGTTGAACCGGATGGTACAACCGAAAGCGTTGATGTCAAGAGTCTGACCGCCAAAGCTGGAAATGTTGCCGATGGAGCAATCACAGACAATCTGTTTGCCGCCGCTGATGATCTTCACGCTGGAATTGCGTTCAGTACCCAGCTTGAACTGCTTCCCGGCAATATAATCCTGCGCCGTATCACCGACAATACGCTTACCGGTGATCGTCAGTTCCGGAGCCGCACCGGTGACCTCATTATGAGCGAAACCCTCACCGCAGAGGAAGAAACTCTGCTGGTTCTGTTCGTTCTCCGCAAATGTCATTCCCTCAATACCCTTGCACAGTTTGGCATAAGTCCAAGTGCCAGCGGCACCCCCGGAGCCTTCCGTGTACTCAGTGCCAATGTACAGTTCATTTACCCAGTTCGCATCCATTGATTAGTTCTCCTTTCAGAGTTTCGTTTCAACCTTTACATTCAGTGCGGAAGCCATCATCCAGCGGTTATCCTGCTCACGTCCTATCACCTGCGGTTCCGTTTGTGTAGCGATATCGGTTATCTGCCACCTGCTTCCCGTAGGGTATTCGGTCATCATGGTCAGGCTTTCGTGGATCAGGTTCATACTATCTGATAAGGTTTGCAGGTTCTCGTGCTTCCCGTTGATGGTTAAATCAATCGGGATATACTGGTTCTTATCAAGCCAGACTGTTTCCGGACTTGTCGGCCCAATCTCGCAAGACAGGCTGTTTCCTGTTGAGAGCGCACCGCGGGTGATCGGTGCGAATAAGGAAAGCGCATCGATTAAGTCCATAACGGCTTCGATTGCTTGGTTTATAATGGATTCACTCATAGCTTGCTCCTCAACAGTCTTTCAGCCAGTTTTTGCCAGTCTGCCTTGTGTTTACGTTTTGCTGTTTCGCACCATTTCCACGTGCTGCCGGGTATAATCGCC